ATGTTCCTATCTGAGGCAATATCCAACACCTCGGCTATTGCGTTCCCATCCTCTTTTAGCTCTGGGTGTGCTTGTACAAGATTATTGATTTCAGAAGTAACTTCTTCTTTCAATTGCATTTCCTGTACCTGAGCTTCGAGCGTAGCCACCCTATCGTCACTCTGTGGTGTGGTGGGAGCTACTTCAGGCTGTGATTCTACATTTTCAGAAAACTTTACAGGTGACTCTTTAAAAAACGCATGATCATCGCCTAATATGTCTTTTAAAGATTCTACAACTTCTTCGTCCTTCATAACACCATTTATGCGGTCGAACTCAGCTTTTAGGAGCTTTTCACGCTCAGCAATTTCTTGTGCTTTCTGCGTGTTACTTTTCTGCCACTCGCTTCTATTGTTCGAGTCTTGTAAGGCAGATTGTAGCTGCTCAGTTGTATAAGTGACTCCGTCAATCTCAATCTCGTTAAACTCTACGATTTCAGGTTCACTGTCTTCTGTAGGTGCTGTTTCATTTGAACTTTCAGGTTGCTCAGTTTCCTGAGTCTCTACAGGTTCTACAGTCGCATCCTCACTGTCGGTTGTACTTACAGGCTCGGTCTGCTGTTGCTCGTTATCTGTTGGTGTTATTAACGAGGCAGCGACTTCGCTTGTTACTTCTTGTCCGTAAGTACCTCCAAATATGCTTTCACTCATAGTGATAAAACTCCTTAATGTGCGAAAACTGTACTATAAAATCTTGTTCCATCTACATATCTAACATAGTAAAAGTGTTTTTTATACTTGATTAGCTAATTCAGGGTTATTTCTTAGTGTTTCATATATCTCATCTTCATTGCCACCTAGATCGTCAGGCTGCATAGGTTGCTGCTGCTGTTCTTTCTGTTCACGAATCTTAGCTAATAATCTTTCTTTTGAAGGCATTTCCATATTTTCTACAATATATTCAGGGTCGGTTACAATACCTAGTTGGGCAAGTTGTAATATCTTGTTTTCTATAAACATTCTGTTTTCAGGCAGCATTGAACCTGCTCTAGACCTGACTAACAAATCTACATCTCTAAACATAACACCTATCATATCCCTTGCTTCAGGAAGTCCATCTACTCCTACAAAGTTTACACGTACTACAGAACTACCTAAGTTTTTAAACATAGCAACCCACATAGCCCCTAGAACGCTGATAGCTTGGTCTAGGGTGCGAGATTTAAAGTCAATCTTAGTTGTACTTGCCTGGCGGTATATTTGAGCTTGTACGCCGCTTGTTACATTTGATGCTTCTTTTCCTTGTGTTGCCTTGTTTACACCTGACACTGTTTCAAACACATCATTCAATAACGAATAAAAATTAAATACATAGTTTGGCATACTAGGAGGCTGCACCATCTGTACCTGACCTGCTCCCTTCTTTCTTATAATTTGACCAGGTTTGTTAGATATTTGACTATCTACACCAGTGGTTTCGTCAACAATAAACATAGGATTACTGGTCAATGAGATATTGTCAGATATTTGGCTGCTTATTCTATCCATTGCTAAGTTGAGCGATTTGAGCCTTTTTGGCTCGGGCTTACCCCAAAACGAGTGAGGCGAACCAGTATTTTTAATCGTAACAAAAGGAAAAGGGTGCGGACAGTGATTCTCTTTATTGTAGAATGGGTATTTTGTTTGTCCGTCATAAAGCATTACTCCGTTACTAATAATTACCTGTCTAACACCATTAGGATATTTTCTTTTCTCTACCTCTTTACCTTCTTCCATTACGTATTCTTTAGATGGGTCACGCATATAACACTCAATAACTAAAGACTTAGGTTCTAAGTCCTCCATTGCTTTACCATAGCTATCATAATAGTTGGTTTCTTCGCCTTTTGTATCTGTAACCTGTATCTTATTATCCTGGAAGTTTGATATACCCATTTTTGTAGATGAGTATTTTTCTAGATCAGACATAGCTTTTACGTACTTACCGTTCTCAAACCTGTCTCTTATCTCATAAATAGGCATAGCAGATGCTAAACACACCCATTCTGCGTTCTCTAACTTAGTAGCAGAAGGGTTTACATAAAAATTAAAGGGGTCAACAATATCGCAATCAGGCATTTCATCAGCATTATTCCATTGTGTCTTCAATATTCCAGTACCATAAACCAAATAATCAAGCAAAAACTCAGGTATAAGGTTTTGCATATCTCTGATTTGCCATAATTCATCCATAAAAGACTGCAATGTTTCAGCTACATTCATACCTTTATCGTCACCACTGACGCTAATTATGTCAATTTTAGGGGGTCTTGATGTTAAAATAGGGATCATAGTGTCAATTGCAGATGCAATTAGGTCAACTGTGATTTGATTTTGATAGGAAGGCATATTCATACCCTCCCAATGTTTACCCTGGTACAAAGATTCTGCTTCTCTCCATAGCTTAGTAACCTCTGAACGAGCTTTTCTAGCCATCTGAAACATATTATTTGTACGATTTATAATTTCTTTTTCTTGTGGTGTAGGTTTGTAGTCTAACATAATGTGCCTAATGTTTGGTTTACGCTTTGTATATCTAAAAATCTTGTTGCTATCATGCAGATAGCCTTTTCATAGTCTAACATAGAAACGTCATCTAGCTCTACTTCTGACGCATCATCTGTTGGTAAATTTATTTCATACTCTCCGTATTCATCGAAAAGTATAATCTTTATCAATTTCTTATCCCCATGTACTGACTGTCTAATGCTAACAACCTTTCTAGTTCACGCTGCAAAGCAGGTTTCTGTTTTTCTTTGGATGGAGAGCCAATGTATTGCAGACCATATTTTAGTGCGTCAAAACAGTGGTCATCCTGGGTTGTATCTACATCTTCAGGTCTTTTCTGTGAATGAACAAGCATAGGTATTGACCTTATGGTGTCTTCACAATTGCTAAAAAATTTAAGTCTAGGTTCAGGTTTATCCGAATCATTCCACTCTAAATACTCCCTTACCAGGTTAGCACCGCTCAATCTGTCGTTATTAGCCCTATTTACTGGTATGCCTTCTTGCAGCATTATATCTGCTATTGACATATGTGAGGGCATAGGTCTAGACCAATTGTTAGTATTTTGAGGATTCTTGATCCACATAGAGGGGTCGGCAAGAGTGTTCATATATTTTTCATCGCCGCTTAATTCGTTTATCTTAGCTATGTGGTGTGATAGCGGCTGACCTTTTTCATAATGTTCTCTGTAAACGTAAGCATTACCGTCATAATCAACACAAATCCATAGGCACACAAAAGGAGCTGAATAGCCATAATCAATACAGCGATAACGATGCCATTCATCAGGTATTTTAAAGGGTTTAATAACGTGCTTCTCATATCTCCACTTATTAAAGTATTGTCCTGAGAATACATCCCAATCGCCATCTAACCAAGCTCTTCTTAAATCTTCAGGTAAACCTTCGAGGGTTTTTACATACATAGGGTCGTTTTTCATGAGAGTGGGGTTATCGTAGACAGTTGCAGGTATAAATATTCTAGTTCTGCCAGTAACAGGGTCTACAAACTCTTTTTCTCTTGCAACATCTACAAAACGCTGCTTTACCCACATATGCCCTACACCTCCTGGATTAGTAGTTGCAAATACTTGCGGCTCTAATCCTTTTACTGTAGAACGACAGGTAGATATTAATCGTAAATAGTTTTCTTCTTCAGGGATAATGGTCAGCTCTTCTATCAATATCTTATGATATTCGTGACCTAAGTATTTATATGTTGCGTCACTATCAGCTAAGTGACCAGTCCTGATCTTTGCACCACTAGGAAATGTAAACTCAGCAGGATTCCCTCTGACCTTTACACCAAGTGAACGATAAAAAAGAGTTGCCCTGTCAATCCAGTCACGTAAATCATCGTAATTTCTACGAATTACTAGACCACGATATAGGGGGTTGTTCAAGTAGTCAGGTTCTATCATCCAAGCTAGACCTGCAGCCGATTTTCCACCTCCCCTGCTGCCACCATAGCAACACTCAAATGCAGTCTGTTGTAATGCTTTAGTCTGCTGACCTTCGTGTGGTTTCCATAAAATCTTTTGTGACATTTAAACGCAGCGACACTTCCATTTACGCAATGCCTTGTTAATGCGTGAATTAGGGTCTTTTGCAGTAGCTCTACCTGTTCTCCTTTTTTTCATACCACACATTCTTGCACAAAACTTCTTGCGGCGTGTCTTTCGTTCACCTTTAGGCTTAGACTCGGTCACAGGAGGTTTAAGCGTACCACCTGTAGCTCGTTTGTAAGATGCTCTACCTCGGGCGTTTAAGCCTCCTGATTTACTTTGACCTTCTTTTCTTGTCCATGCAGGTGATGCCATTATACCATCTTAGCTTTCTTCTTCTTTTTCTTAGGGGCAAACCCACCTTTTTTAGCTTTCATCTTAGCATAGGTATCGGGGTCAATGGTAGTATTGGCTTTTGAGCGGCTAGTACCTGCCTTTTTACGTTTATTGATGTTTTCATATAGACTCATTTATGCCTCCGCACTTATATCTTTTATTACCTCCTCAGTAGCCTTGTCTAGTTTACTAGGCTGCACAGGGGTACGTTTCTTTTTTTCAGGTAAAACTATAACGCCTTGCGAGATTTCTCCCTTAACATCCATTTCCACAGCTTTTAAGTGTGGGGCAATACGATCAATTAACATATTAATGGCTTTGAACTGGTTCTCATCTCCATCTGTCATAGCGGTGTCAAAAATCTTTTGCAGCAATACAGGGGTCTGGGGGTGGTTACGTATCCATTCTCCCCAGGATTTTGCTAACATTTCTTTTTTAGTCTTAGTCTTTTTCATATTAAATATTCTGTCTCACGATAAATTATGTAACGGACACACAGGGCTGAGGTGCGATTCGGCGGCAACGGGGGTCAACTGCTCAATTAAATTAAAAAAAAGCAATTTACTGCCAATTTTACCACCAAAAACAACTTTATCGACGAGCCACCGAGGGTTAAAAACCCTTCCCAGGTTGACCAATTTATTAAGCTGCTTTAATTTTGAAAGTAAAAAAATGTGCCTCATTTCGGTAAATAATAACTCTTTTAAT